TATTAAAATTCAGATGTTTAACCATAATATCCCTCCAATGATCTATAACAAAGAAAATACATTTTATTTTCCAAGTCATGATGATATACACCCATTACATCGAAGATGGGCATATACTGGTGAACAAATGGCAAGAATTGGTTTTGATGTTATTTTTTATACTACTAATATGAATGTTTTATATATGAGAGAAGTTAAAGAACCAGATGAGAAAGAAGCTCTACTAAATAAAGTTTATTCTAGTCAGAAATCTTTGTGGGAGCATGAGAAAAAGTATGTCTTATTTGAAGGATATTGTAAGTGGGTTTTTTAAGAAACATTTTACTGATTTTTCTTTATTAGGTTTAATTGTTTTAATTTTAACTATCTTAGCTATGTATTTTCTTGGTGAGAAAGATAAATATGCATATGTAATATTTACAATCTCTCAACTTATTCAGATTAAAATTTTTTATTGTAAAAGACAAGGGTTTTTAGTTTTAACTATGTTGTTTTTGATTGCTTTAAATATCTTCAATTATTTTAAATGGTCTTAGGAGTTAAGATGAAAGAACGCCTTATAGTTGAGTCTTTTGATGGTAAAGCAAAAATTTTAGCAGAGTTGGATGTAGTAAAAAAGTTAGAAGAGGATAAAATTATTGTTCATTTATTTGGTAGTTATTATAAAGAAATGACATATCAAAAAGAAGGTGAATTTTGGAAAGTAACTAAGGAGGTAGTAGATGCAAGTTCTATCAATTAAAGAACAGCCTAATGGTAGTGCAATATTAGAATTAGAGATGACAAAAGAAGAACAAAATATTTTCATTGAAATTGGTGTATTGACAGCTTTGAAAGAACAAATCAAAGAATTTGAAAGGGAAATAGATGCGAATAATCTTTGTACCCCAGTACCCGAGTAAACTTAGATATCAAGAGTGGTGGTACGTTGAGTTTCCAAAAGAGTTTGAAAAAAGAGGATTTGAAGTAGTAACTCTTGGTAAAAATTATTTAAATGCCACTAAATCGTCTCCAGAGATGTTTTCTCCAATTAACGAAGCTATTGAGTTTGAATGTCAACAAGTTAAAGAATATATGGAAACTAAGATATATAGTGATGATATTTTATTCTTATCTGATATTAGTTTTCCTGGTATTTTTCCAAGCGTTCTTTATCATAAAAGATGTAAGAAACAGTATGCATTTTGTCATGCGACATCTGTAAATAATTTTGACTATTATTACCCAGTTAAAAATCCAAAGTTTGCAACAGAAACAGCACTATCAACTTTATTTGACAAAGTGTTTGTTGGTAGTTATTATCATCGTGAAAAATTAATCAATCATGCTAAAGAATTAAGTTGGCATAATACAGTTGTTACAAGGTTGCCATTTCCTCCTTTTAAATCTTCACCTAATACTAAAAAGTCTAATTTTTTCTGTTCTGCATCTAGGCCAACAAAACAAAAAGTTAATCTAGATTTAGAAATTGAAATTGAAAGTTTTTATAGAAATAGAAAAATTTATAGATTTGAAGCTTCTTCGTGGGAAGATTATTATACTCGCTTATCTTCTTGTCAGTATTTATTGATAACTTCATCAGAAGAAACATTTGGTTATCAAGTTGTTGATGCAATCATTAATAATTGTATTCCAATCGCTCCAAAAGCATTTTCATATCCAGAATTATTACCAGAAGAATATTTATATCCACAAAGAGCTGCAGCATCAAAGATTGTTGATATAATAGGAAATGTTAACTCAGTTCCCGAACTAAATTGTAAAAGAGAAATGGAATTGTTCTACGACAAGATCGTTTATGAAATGAGGGGTTAATGCCATATAAAACATTCTTCAACTGGTTATTTGATGGAAATGTTAATTCAGAAATCCCTAAACCAAGAACTGATGATAGCGGAAAAGTAATTGTTCCAGATATCCTTAAATACAACTCTCCTATCACTCATACTTATGTTGTTTCTATTTTTCTTCGTCATGCTCCGTTGACTAGATATCTTGATGAATATTTTAATGATATTAATTTGAGATATTTAGAAAGAGCAGATCTATTCAAATTTATTAAGAAATGTGTTTGTGATTTTAGAATAAGAAAAAATGATACGGTTTTTTATCCTAGAAAAGAAAGACAAAAATTATTTGAAGTATTAAGAGAAAGAGTCCCATATTTGAAAGATGGAGATTTATTTTTACTTTGTGATATGATTGAAAAATCTGATGAAAAAGAGCAAGTCTATAGTACATTGGGGTTATCAGTGCCAAAAAAAGAAAAATTAAAAATTAAAAAAGAAACCAAAAAAACAACAACAAAAATTTCTATTAAAGATTACCTTGAGAAGCACTTCTCCATAGTAAAAATATGAAGAAGTGCTTCTTTCAGGTTGTCCGACTACTTGCGTTTGGCCTTCTTGCTGGGCTTGCCCTTGATCTGTTCGGCGATGTTCTCAGGAGAGAGAACAGGATTACTGAACTTCTTGTACTTGAAGTTCTGCTTGGGCTTGGGGCGGCTGGGGTCGTTCCATCCGTACCCACCACAGGCTTTGCAGCGATCGGCCGATTTGACGATGGGTTTGAACATCATCTTCTCGACCTTCTTGCTTCCGCCGCAGGTTTCGCAAATCATCATGACCTTGCCAGTGTCTCCGCAGACCTTGCAGGCCACATCGGTCGTGACTTCGGCATTGGGTTCCAGTTCGGCACCCTCGGACAGGTCATGATGATGGCGTCCATCACCGCGGCAGGCCTTGCACGCGATGATGACTTTGCTGCTGGCGTTGCAGGTGTGGCACGGCTCAACCACCCGCTCCTTCTCGAACAAGAACTTCTTGCCAGTTCCCGAGCAGGAAAAGCAGATGTTCTTGATCTTGGCGCGGATGCGGAAAAAGCGTTTCTCAGACGCACCCATCTGGCGTTCGACTTCCGACTTCAGCAGGATGTCTCTGGCCTTGAACAGATCGCGTTTGGGCGTCTGGCAGTCCGGATCGTTGAACAACCGGAAAAAATTCTCGATAATCATTTCCCCGGTTACCGAGTTTCCGGTGAGACCCAACGCCTCAAGACAATCGAAAGGTTTGATCTCTACTACATCTTCCAACTTCGGCATAACTGTCCTCCTCATAGTAAGTGGTTTAAAAAATTTGGAATTGAACTGCTTTTCAATAATTAATATATATAGAATATCATTTTTAAAATGGTAACAAAATAATAAAATGAAATTTTGGAGGGTGAATGATTTCAATAAAAAGTTCATTTGCAGATTGTTCTCGCTGTGATCTTTTAGAGTGTCCTTCGTGTATTCTAGAAACCAATTGCAAAGATGATCTTAGTAAAGTAGATGTAATATTTGTAGCAGAAAATCCTGGCAAAGAAGAAGTTAAAAAAGAAGTTCCGCTAATTGGAAAAGCTGGTAATATGTTTCGTAAGTATTTTGAAAAATTTGGATTAAATAAAATGAATTATCTTTTAACTAATGTTGTTCTTTGCCAGACATTGAATCAAGATGGAACCACAGGAAATCCAACAGATGAAACAATTGAATTATGTAAAATTAATTGTATGGAATTAATAAGAACTTGTAATCCAAAGTTGATTGTCTTAATGGGTGCAAGTCCGATGTCTGCATTTGGTATTGCAAAAACAGGAATTACAAATATTCATGGCAAGATAACAGAGTGGGAAGGTTTTAAATTAATGGTCATTGTTCATCCATCATTTGTCAATAGATCTTCAACAGTTTGGGAACCAAGATTTGAAGAAGCAATGGCAAAAATTTCAGAGTTGATGAGCGGCAAAAAAATTGAAGTTGAAAAACATGAAATTAGATCAACAGGAAAAGGAATCTTTAGATATAAAATTCCAGAGAAATATTACACAGATAAATATAGATTGGTTGATGTACAATTTCTAAATAAAACAAGTCAAGTTCTTTATATTTTTAGAGATGATAATAATAATAAAATTTATCACACTGAAAATGATAATTTTGTTTATTATAGAATTCCAGAAGGTGTAGCTGTAAAGAAAATGATGCCATTTGATCAATTAGAACAAGTGGTTGTTAAAAATAGAGATAGAGGGCAAATTCCTCATGAAACTGCATACGAAAGTGATGTTAAGATAACAAGTAAACACTCTATGGATTATTATTATTTTAATCAGGGAGAGTGTAAAAAAGTAAAAAGTAATATTCTATTCTGTGATATTGAGGTTGATACTGGTAAAGAAAGAGTGTTTCCAAATCAAAAGGAAGCTAGATTTCCAATCAACATGATCAGCACAATTTACAATGGCAAGAAAACACTTTATGTAATTGATAATAAAACCGAACCAATTAAACAACTTGAAGGAGTTGAATTTAAGATATTCAATAGTGAAAGCAGATTGATACATGATTTTATTAAAGATTTTAAATCAAATGATCCAGATTTCATTTGTGGTTGGAACTTAATTAACTTCGATATGGATTATATTTACAATAGGTTAACTAACATTGGTATTCCACATAGTTCATTTTCAAACTTTGGAGAGCTTTATGTTGATGGACCAAAGTATATTTGTCATATTCCGGGAACAGTTGTTCTTGACCAAGAATTTTTATATAGGTCATTTACATTTACAAAGATGGAAAACTATAAATTAGGGTTTATCAGTCAACATGAATTAGGAGTCACAAAAGTTCAGCTGGATTTACCATTCAATGAAATGTATTGGAAAATGTTAAATAAAACTATTGAATATAATATTAGAGATTGTGAGTTGTTAGAAAAACTTGAAAATAAACTGGCGCATTTAAATCTATTAAATGAATTGAGAATTATTTGTAATACAAGTTTTGAAGGAACATCATCATTCGGGCAAATTGATTCATTGATGGTTTCATATTTGAAAAATAAAGGGTTTGCATCTAAAAGTAGTGACCCACATATTATTAAAGAAGAATATCCTGGAGCATATGTATTTGAACCAATTCCAAGTGTTTATGAGTGGATTACAGATTTTGACTTTGCATCATTGTACCCAAGTTTGATGATTACATATAATATTGGGATTAATAGTTATGTAATGAAATTAGATGACCCACATTTGGGGTATGAACTCACATATTGTCCTGATAAGTTACCAGAAAAGATTTCAGTAATTTTAGATCCATTACTTGAAAAGAAAAAAGTTGATATTACAAAAGAACAACTATTCAAAAAGATTGAAGATTGTAATTTAGTTCATACTATTAATGGTTGTTTTTTCATGCCTCATAAAAAAGAGTTCTCTGTTTTTGGTGAAGTAGTTGACATGTTAATGAAATCTAGAGGCGAGTATAAAACTAAAATGTTTAAAGCTATTGAAGCAAAAGATAAAGATTTAGAAAACTTTTATTACACTAGACAGTTGGTTTATAAGGTTTTAGCTAATACTCTATATGGAGTTGTTGCAAACAAAGCATTTAGATTCTTTGATACATCATTAGCAGGAGCAATTACACTAGCTGGCCAAGAAGCATTGAAAACATCAATTATTGAAGGCGATGCATTTATGAGAAGTTTAGATACAGGAGAAGATTATGTGTCTCCTAAACCATTAAGTAAAGAAGAGATGTTTGCTGATCCTGATTCTCAAAAAGAATTATATAAACTTCCAGATAGAAGTCATGATTATATAGTAACAGGTGATACAGATTCAATCTTCGTTTGTTTTGGTTCAATGAAAAGACCAGATGTTACAGTTGAGAATATTCAAAAGTGGTGCTCGGAAATAGAAAACTTTTTAAATAAAGATAAGATTATGAATTTAGTTAAAAAACATAATGGAGATATGGATTTTAATAGATTGAAATTGAAGAATGAGCTGGTTATTTCAAGAGGATTATTCTTAGCAAAGAAACGCTATGCAATTAGAGTAGTTGCACAAGAAGGAAAGAAAGTAGATAAAATCAATTACATGGGTGTTGAAATTAAGAGATCAGATTACCCAAGTCATTCAAAAGAATTTTTGACTGAACTATCTCAAATGTTATTAAAATCAGAAAAAGTTTCGTTAAAGAAATTATTAGAATTTGTTAGTTTGAAAGAGAAAGAATTTAGAAGATTGATAAAGGAAGGTGATAAGGGAGTGGCAAGACCAGTTTCATACGGAAAGAAATTTGTAGATTATAAGACAATACCTCAACCTGTTAAAGCAATGGAAGCGTGGAATGCTATAATGTATGATATTCATAAAACTGGTGCTAAAGCATATATGTATTGGGTTACAGGCATTGATTTTGATAAGGCACCAAAAGAAGTAATTGACAAATATCAGAAATTTATAAAAGCAGGAAATAAGTTAGAGGTTATTGCAATTCCAGATGAAGAACCAAAACTACCAGATTATTTTATTGTAAATATGGATTCAGCATTGAAGTTTGCATTTACAGATAGATACGAATTATTATTAAAACCATTGTTATTAGATGTCGAAAGGAAAAGAACTCAGGTTTTGACATTTTAAATTTAGAACAAAATAATAGTGAAAGGAGTAAGCGTGTATTGATGGATAGTGTTAAACTTATAGAAAATTTTGTGAGTTGGCAAGGGGAAGGACCAGATTCTGGTCGTAGGATGATTATCTTAAGGTTTAAAACCTGCAACAAAAAGTGTCCTTGGTGTGATACATCTGTTAAAATGAGAATTTCAGCAGAGGCACCCTACCGTCTAGAAGATATTCAACAACAAATTTATGAAAATCAAGCTGGTATTATGGTCACTGGTGGAGAACCCACAGTTGACAGACATTTCGATGAGTGTCTTGCGTTATTGAATGAACTAACATATCCGATTGCAAATGTTGAAAGTAATGGGTATAAATTATCTCAGTTAATGGGGCAGGTTAATCCAAAGAAACCAGTTCGTTATATTTATTCACCAAAGATTTTTAATGATGAAGATTATGATAAGGCAGTTGAATTAGCTACTATGTTTGCATATGATAGAACAGTTTCTATTAAATTAGTTTATGACGGTAGTAAATTAATGGAAGATTACATGGAGCAATTAGATAAATTATTTATGACTAATTCTTCTAGTCCATTTTTAAATTCAGAAAAGGTTTGGGTAATGCCAGAAGGAACAACTGGTACAAATCTTATTATGAACTCAAGCAAAGTATTTGATATTTGTGAAAAATATAATTTTAATTTCTCATCTAGAAATCATATTATATATGGTTTCGTATAATTTGAAAGGCGGTGACTGTTTGTGATGGCAAGTTATCATAAGTATTATCATCCTGATGAAAATGCAGGTATTTGTGTAGTTAAACGTGAAGGCGAAAGTTATGAAGATTTAATGAAAAGATTTAGAAAAAAATTTTCTAAGAGTGGCGTCATTAAAGACTTAAGAGAAAAAACTTATTATGAAAAACCAAGTGATAAGAAAAGAAGAAAAAAAGCTCAATCTTTAAGAGCTAGAGAAAAAGAGCAAGAAAAAGAACAGGAACAACAACGTAGGTTTAAACTTAAAAGAAATCTAAAAGATCCGAAGGGAGATTGGAAAGATGATTAAAGCAGTTGATGATAAAATTGTAGTTGAAGTTATGAAGCCAGGAACTACAAAAGGTGGATTGGTTATTCCAACTACTACAGTAGAACCACAATCATATGGAAAAGTTATGTCTGTTGGAGAAAATGTTGGTCATGGTATTAAAATGGGGTATATTTTAGTATTCCATGCAAAAGCTGGAATGGATATGGTAATGAGTAATAAAATCATGAAGGTTTTGAAATATGGAGAAGTTTGGGGAGTCCTTCAAGAAGAAGATCTTATTGGAAGACTTGAAGGAGTTACAATAGGCTAAGGTGAAATATGTGGTTACTAGAAGATTTGGTTCGTTTTTCAAAAGAAAATTCAACACAAATAAATGGTGTTTGGTACCCATCTCGTCCTATTTATAGAACTTGGTTTAGTCGTTTGAAAGATGCATGGGAAGTATATAGAGGAAGAGCAGACGCTGTGAAATGGCCAGGAGGTCAATAATGAATCTTCAATTCATTAGTGCAAGAGATTTAGGAGATGCATGGTTTCAAACCTTGTATCGTATTTTAGAAGCTGGTACAGTATTTAAAATTGATAGAGGTTCTTATGCCGGACAAAAAAGGTTGGAGTTTGATTGGATTACTATTAATATTAAAAACCCTGGAACAAGACCTCTACTTCCGCAGATTGAATCCCACTATAATATTCCAAATCCTGTTGCTGATGATTATCTTGATGGATATGTTTCTTATTTAATGACTGGAGAATTAAAACCAGGAGAATCATATACATATGGACAGAGAATGACTAATGTGTTAACTTGGGATATTTGGAAAGCAGCTTATGATAGTGAAGAAAATAAAGATATTTTGACTCAAGATAAAGAAGTTTGGGAAAAAATTTATAATAATGGTGAAATTTTGAACCAAATGGAATTATTAATTTGGACTTATAAAAATAAGGGCCATAGAAACAATCAAATGATTCTTCAAGTTGGGCAACCAACAGATATGTTACTTCAAGACCCACCATGTCTCCGTCATATTGACACTCGTATTCAAGACGGAAAATTACATTTCTATCCTTATTTCAGATCATGGGATTTATGGGGAGGATTTCCTGCAAATCTAGGCGGTATTCAATTAATGAAAGAGTATGTAGCATCTGAAATTGGCGTTGAAGATGGAGAAATTATTGCTTCTTCAAAAGGACTTCACCTTTATGACTATTCATTTGATCTTGCAAAATGTTTGAGAATGCGAGATGATATGAAATTAAAAGAGGGTAGAATATGACTTCTAAAATTATTTCATTAATTATTACTTTATCATTTATATGTGTATTTGCGATTGGGTTTGTATATTTTATTGAACCAGAAATTAAAATAATTAAACCAAAAACTGGAAAATCATTAGATGAAAACTATTTTGGGTTGCAACCACCAGGAGATTTTAAAGCTGTAATTCCTCCTAGAACAAGTTTTATTCAGATTCAGTATAATGAATATATTAAAGCTGTTTCTGGAGCAGCAATTGGTTGGGTAGTTAAAGAGATTTGTCAATTTCTTTTTTCTAATTTAAAAAATTTATTTAGAAAAACTAAGGAGTAAATTATGTCTTGTGTCGTTGGATTAGTTGATAATGGAAAAGTTTGGATGGGGTGTGATAGTTATGCAACAACAGAGACAGGCGAGAGAAGACCAATCGCAAATGAGAAAGTATTTAAAAATGGAAAATATTTGATTGGTTTTATTGGTAGTGTTAGAGGAGGGCAACTACTAGATCCTCATTATTTTAAACCACCTGCTAAAATATTAGATTTTCCTAATAAAGTTATTGAATTGTATAAAATTTTTGGTTGTTTAAATATTAGTCAAACTCAAACATATCTACAAGAAACAAATATGTTAATTGCCACAAAGGGAGGAAAGTTGTGGGAGTTTATGAGCGACTTTCAGCTAAATCCAATTCCTGAATATAGTACTGTTGGTTCTGGTTCTATATTCGCATATGGTTCATTACATACAACTCAAGGTATGCATATGACTCCACATGATAGAATCATTAAAGCATTAGAAGCTGCTGCATTTTTTGATATGGGAACTGGACCTCCCTTTAAGGTTTATTCAATTTGAATTTGGAACAAATGATTATAAAAATGAAGGAGTTTGTGAATGATTAAAAGTGGTTATGTTTTAGCTGGGTTTGAAACATTAACAAGTATAGTTGGCAATTTCGTTCATGGAAAGAAACCTAGATTCGATAACAATTTTACTCCTGCAGATATCTCAAAGTTTTTGTCAAATACTTGCTCTGGTTTTCTACATTCATACGGTCAAAACTTTCCTAACAAGAAGAAGTATGATAAGTATAATAAAATCGAAGCTGATATGTATGACAAATGTAGAGCTATGGGAATATTTGATGATTGTACATTTATAGTTGATAGTGGTGGTTTCCAAATCTCAACAGGACAATTAACTAGAACAGAATCAGATTTATTATATAAAATGTATTATGAATTTATTGAAGAACATCATCACGTATTTCAGAAAGCATTTATTCTAGATGTTCCGCCTGGTCCAGGTTGTGAGATCTTTAAAGATTTTACAGATGTGTGTAAATTAAATCTTGACTCTTATCAAAAGGCTAGATCGTTGCCTGATGAAATTAGAAAAAAGATCATTTATATACATCACTTTAGAACTCCTCAATTATGGGATATCTATACAAGTATTATGCGAGAGAACGATATGTTCAACGCATTTGAATATCATGGAACAGGTGGTATTGTTGCAAACATGGCGAGCGATATGTCAATCCCATGTATTATTTATGTCCTTCCATTAATTCCTCTTATCAATGAATGTAAGAAATTCAAACGAAACTATTTGAACTTTCATATTTTGGGTGGTGCAAATTTTAGGGATGTTATGTTTTATGAACTATTTAAAGAATGTATTAAGCAAGAACACAATATTGATTTAAATATTACTTATGATTCATCTAGTCCTTACAAACAAGTAATGCATGCTAGATTTATTTATACAAGAGATAAGTTTGGAAATATAAGAAAATTAAATATTAAAAGTAAAAATCTAGATAAAAAATTTGCACTTCATAATATGCAAAGAGATATTACAGTGGTTGATGAATTTCAAGAAGGAGTCAATCGTTTAGCAGATAAGTGGAATTGGAAACGTATTAATGTTGATGGCCTTTATGGAATGTATGAAGATCGTTCGGGAAATATGGTTGAAACATTTCATCCTGATGTAAAAGCTTATGCGACACTTTATTCATTAAATTTCTTTGCTGAAGTTCAAGAAGAAATGAGGCAGACAGTTCAAAGAATTTATCCAATTTATAAAGATGGTTTAACATTTGAGTTTAATAGTATTTGTGAAGGACTGACTAGACTTATCAATCAGGGTTCAGTTAGTAAGAAACAACTTATTAAAGCTCAAAGTATTTCAAACTCATTAGATATGCTAAGAAATTTAGATGAAGAATATTGTAAATATATTGTAGTCAAGGGATTAGCTAAAGATGAGTTTAAAGAATTAAATGAAAGAACAAAAGTTGATATATGGGAATAGAAGCTTATAACAAATATTTGAATATGTTCATCTGTGTAGATGAAGGAGAGGAACTGTGTCCTAAGTGTCATGGAAAAGGCATGGTTCCTCTCAAACAAGTTTTTAAAACTAAAAAAGCTAAGAATCTAACATGCAGTAGATGTTATGGTAGAGGAAAAATTGATTGGATTCAAAAGGCAATGCGAAAATGAAACCTGAATTGTTAGAAGGTGAAGTTCTATGTGATAAATGTAATGGAACAGGTTCTGCTCCTATTAAGGATTATATGCTTCGTTGTCCAAAATGTTTAGGGACTGGTAAATTAGACTGGGTTGAAAATGCTAGAGGTGGAAAATTAAAGCCTAAAGATACTTCATTTTTTATTGATTCTTCTGCTTTCACAAGCTTTTCTAATACAGTTGAATTTGACACTGAAAATATAAAAATAAATGGAAAATCCCTAAAAGATTATATTAAAGATGTTATGGCAAAAGACTTAGCTGACAAAATTGATAAGATGATAACTGAACAACTTTTTGAGAAATATAGCTCAGTTTTTGGAACACAAATGAAAAAGGAGAATGTATGATAACTGAGTCATTTTTGAACGCGTGTTTTTCTTTATTGTTAAACAAAAATTCAAAGATTAAGAAAAGTAATGCTCTTTACAGAGATATTTTAAAAGTTTTAGAATTTAAATCAGGTGAAAGTTTTGATGTTCCCCTCCCAGTACAAGCCAAAATAGATTGTCTACGAAAAATTTCAGAAATGTTTTTATCAGGTAAAACAGTTGAAACAATCCGAGATAGTATTTCATTGAGTGAAAAATTCAAACCACAATTAGATTTTCTAGATTTTAAAATTAATGAAGAATTAAATCAAATAATATTTCAAGATTTCGTTAAACAAGTTAGAATAAGAAAAAAGATTGTTGCATTGTTTAAAAACTTTGATGATCTAAATAATGTTCTGGAATCAATCAAAGATGGTTCATTTGATTCTATTGATGATCTTGTTGAAGATTATGAAGTAACAATTAAAACTTTATATTCAAATGTAATGGAAAGCAATAGATCAATTACCATTGAAGAAGCAGCAAGTTTAGATTTGGTAAAGGATAATTTTGATCATGTTATTAATATGATAAGAAAGAAATATGAAAGAACTAGTAAAACCCCAACTGGTTTTGAACTTCTTGATAGAATAATGGTTGGTGGCTTTGAACCTTCAAGACTTTATATTTTTGGTGGAGGTTCTGGAGCAGGTAAATCAACAATTTTAAATAACTGTATTGTAAGATCATGTAATAGCACTCAAATTTTGATGGAAGAAAATGCACATATAGTTAAACCAGGAGAGATTTCCAGAGCATTTATTTATGTTACAATGGAAAATACAATTGAAGAGTCATTAATGAGAACTTATCAACCAATGTTTGATAAGAAATCTTCGGATATGTTGTCTGATGTTGCAAAAGGTGTAGATATTAAGAAACAGATTTGTGAAGTTCTTCTGAAAAATGGGTCAACAATTATAATGAAATATTTTGCTCCTATGTCTATTAGCGCAATAGATTTAATGGGAGTTGTAGATGATGTTATTGAACAGTATGGAAAAGAAAGAATTGCTGGTTTATATATTGATTATTTAGATTTGTTAAAGACGGATACAAAGTATGATATGTACAGATTAGAACTAGGGCATATTACTTTATCATTGAAAACTTTAGCAGTTCAGTATAATATTCCAGTTATTACTGCTTCACAGTTAGGGAGAAAGATTTATTCAATTGATGATTCTAGAGATTTGAACTTGGATCAGATGTCAGAATCAATTAAAAAGGTAGAACATGCAGATTTTGTTATGCTTCTTGGAAAAGACAAGCATAATAATAAATTGATTCATGCTAAGATCGGAAAATATAGATCGGGACAAAGTAACGTATCTTTAGATTTTACAGTAGACTTTGAAAGATTTAAATTTATGGATTGCCAATATGCAAGTAACAATGAAAAACCAGATGCATCAAAACCTGCTGCAACATGTTTTGATGGATTTGGAGATTATAAGTTTTAGAAACGAACTGATATTTTTTTGGATTTTAACTTAGAACAAATTGAAAAATAAAGGTTATCATTATATATTAACCTTGGTGTTAAATACTTAGGAGGAACAACTAATGAAAAAGTCAAAGACTTATGTTCAATTACTGAAAGAAGCTATCGCTGAGTTTGATACCAGTGATAACGTAGAAGTAAAAGGCCCCATGTTGGATCCAATTCTTTCATGGAGAGGGGATGGCGAGCTCCCAACAAATAAAGATGCCGCAAGCATTCTAGAAAGATATTATTTCAATGAAGGCGAAGATAAGCCTCTTGAAACAGCTTTTGAAAATGACAAAGGCGATGCTTCAGGCGAGGCAATGGATCACGCTGAGGGTACAGGCACAGAACAAGCTGGTACAAGCGATGAATCTTCAATCAAAGGTGCTCTAGATGATAAAGAAGAAATTATTGCCAAAGAGTGGATTGAAGGAATGATTAGAGAACAAGATGAAGATTCAGAAGAAGATGAAGAGGACAAAGAAGAAGAAGAAGAAGTAGAAGAAGGTCTTCTATTCCTAGAGCAAGATCATGATGAAGATAAAGAGACTCCAGAAGAAGAAGCTGCTGAGTCAGAAGAAACACAAAAGAAAGAAAAAGAAGAAGGAACTGAAAAACACGATGTTAAAGAAGCAGAAGATGTTGAAGATAAAGATGACGACGATAAAGAAGATAAAGATGACTCAGAAAAAATGACCGAAAACGCCATCATTGAAAAATTGATTGGCGAGATGGAAGAAAAAGATGGTATCATGACCTATACTGATGATGAACCAAAAGTTCATAATCCAGAGGAAAAAGAAGCAAAAGGACCAATGGATCATGCAGAAGGTTCAGGTACAGAACAAGCTGGTACAGGTGATGCCGAAGGGCAAATTCCTGACAGAAAAGATTTACACGATCAAATGGTAGAACCAAAAGAGTATACCGACGAGTCCTTAAACATCGAGCAAGCTCTAGAACAACTAGAACTAAATCTTCTAGGTGAAGCAGAAGAAGCCGAAGAAGATGAAGATGAGAGCGAAAAAAAAGTTGATGTAGAGGAAGGAATCGCTGGTTCAATAGCTGGTGGAGCTATGGGTGCAGCTGTAGGACACCCAGTGGCTGGAGCAGCAATGGGTCATATAGCTCAAAAGAAACTTTCACAAGAAAGTCTAAAAGGCCCAGCAGGAAAAATGGGGCATCAAGGCGAAGATTATAGTGTAGGCGAATACGCAGAAGAAGGTTTCAAAATTTTTAAAGAAGAAATTGAAAACGAGGTAGGTGATACTGATAAAGTTGAAGAAATTTCTTCAAAAAGGGTTAGAGTTTAATTTGAATGGGTGGAGTGTTTTAATTGCTCCACCCATTTTTTTTCAGAAAGGTGGAATAGATGAAACTACATAAAGTCAAAATAACTACTCCTGGACATTTCATAATCTTCAATGGAAAAAAAACCAGAACTCCAGTTCTATTTAAAAATGTTAAAGAAGAAGATCTTTTACTATTAAAAAATCAAATTAGACAACAAAATTTAAAATATTATTTAGATGATGATATTGAGACCCCACAAGAGCAAAAACTTTCACAGAAAAAAGTAAATATAGAAGAACTATACAATGAGAACGATAGTAATAAAAGTACTCTAAAGAAATTGTTAGAAATTGAATAAGAGAGGATTTAAATGCGAAAGATTACTGTTTATCAAGAGGGGGAAGTCATTGAATTATTTGATGATGCCCCTATTAGTATTGATAGTGTGATTAAAGAGACTACAAAACTTTTTAACTCAAATAACATAGCAGTATTACAAGTTAGTAATTCAGCTTTAGTTGTTAGACCAAGTAAATTAAATAGCATTTTAATTGAAGAAATGGAAAATATACAACAACCAGAATCATTACTTGATGATACTGTTAAAGAAATGATTGAAAGAGAAGAACCAAAAAAGCAAGAAATTCAAGAAGATATAATAACAGACGCGGAATAAAATGGAATACATTCTAATACCTACTATACTTTTATTTTTGTTATGCTCTTATTTATATATAAGATCTAACAATAGAAGAAAGTTAATTAATGATTATACAACTTATATGAGTGTATTGCAGTATAATATGGATAAAGCTTATGAAACTGTATATAAAGATGACATTCTGATATATTCAGTTGAAGCTACAAAGATTTCTGATAAAGACTTTGATTTTGTAACTAAAAAATTTGTTACCCTAGTTATAAAATTATTAGGGCCAATATTAGTAAAACAATACATAAAGTTATTTGGTAATTATGATACATTAACTTTTAATATAGCTGACTATTTCAATAGAAAATATGAGGAAGATGAAGTAAGAAAAGGTGCAGTTGAAAACTTAATGGAAAGTGAAGTAGAAGTTCCTCATCAAGAGGAAGTTCAAAATGTTAGATGAATATCTAGATTATCTTCAAGAGACACCGAAGAGGACTAGTAGATCAACGATAACTCAAAAAACTAAAATCAATAAAGCTATTGGTCTTTTGTCTAGTGTTGAAGCAAGAAAGAAAAATGATCCGTTGTATAAACAAATGATTACTTATAGAGACAAATATTATGAATATAGAGATAAAGTCCACAATAAATATGGATCTAGAGTAAAGTCGAAAGCTAGGAGATAAACATGGCGGGTTTGTTAGATACGTTAGATAAGCTTAAAACTACAATTATGCAAACTCAAACAGCTAAAGTTGATGCGTCATTAGATAAAGCTGTTAAAGATATTATTGCATACAAAAGTCATTCTGGCAGAAATGGTTATATAGAATTAGTAAAGAGTTTAATCTCTAAAAATTCAGATGTAAAAATTTCTGGAGTCAGCGGTGGATTATTCGGACAAGGAATATCTCCTATCTCATTCGGTCAAGGTAGTAGAATACAAAGATACAAAATATATCAAGCAATTGTTACTCAATTAAACCATGCCCATAGAGCTTTGACTGTTTTAGTTGATAATATTCTTTCACCAGATGATATTACAAAACAAGTTTTAGAAATAAGACCAAAGATGTATCTTGAAGATGACACACCAATTCAATCTAAAGTTAGATATGTAAAAGAAGTAGTAAAAGATATTGAACTAGAAAAAAGACTTGATTTGATTGTTAAAAATACTCTTTTATTTGGTGATTTATTTTGTGAAATTGCAGGGCCAAAAACTGTTTTAACAAGTAGATCATTATTAAATGAAAGCGGTACATACTTACAAACAATTAATGACCAATATGAAAATGGAATTAAAGAAAAGATAGTTGATAGCTTAGGCGGAAAGTATGGTAACTATGAAGTTACAATGGATTACTCAGCATTTTATGAATCAGAAAGCACACCAATTGATTCAAGTTCAATTGATGGTGCTGCAAAAGCATTAAAAGGAAAAAAGAAGTCTCAAAAAAATAAAGATAAAGTTTTAAACAACATGAAATTAGTATTTCATGATCCACAATTTATTGTTAAATTACAAAGTTCATTGTTTCCAATTTGCTTAGGATATTTAGTTTTTCCTGTCAGAGCAGCTCTGCCTCAGATAGTGTTCCAGGAAGAACCTGTAAATAATGTTTGCGTAGCAATTTTGAGAAGTCTAAATGCGAAGATTCCTCAAATGAAAGACTTTAAAAATGACCAAGAAATTAAAGATGTAATTAAGATTCTACTTTCAAATACTGATTTAAACAAGGCAATGGAAATTAGATATGTTCCGCCTGATAAGATGGTTCATTTTTATATCCCAACCACAAAGTTTTATCCTTACGGGGAATCAATTTTTGATAGCGTACAATTTTCAGCTAAAGTTTTAGTTGCTCTTGAAACTGCTATTACTGTTCAACGACTTTCAAGATCAACTGAAAAAAGAAAGATTGCTATTGAAATTGGTTTACCAAGAGATGCAAAGAAAGCTATCGAAGCTATGAAGGAAGAGTTTAGAAAAAGAAAGATTAGTCTTGATAGTTTTGGTAGCGTTGATACTATTCCAAGTATGATTACCACATTTGAGGATGTTTATATTCCTCAAAAAGATGGGAAACCATTTGTTGATGTTTCAACTTTTGACGAAGGTAGAGTGGATACTAGAGGAAAAGTTGATGAATTGAAGTTCATCAGAGACCAGATGGTTGCAAGTCTTGGAGTGCCACCTTCATTTATTGGCATTGAAGAAAACTTATCAAATAAAGCTGCATTAAGCGAAGAAAATATTCTATTTGCCAGAACTGTTATTTCACATCAAAGATATTTGACACATCAATTAAATGATTTGATTCAAAAGGTATTTGATATTATTGATCCTGATACTGCACTTTCAATCCTGGATTTTGTTGAAGTTGCATTGCCTGTTCCTAGATCACTACAATTTGAAAGAGAAGCTAGATATATGTCTGATGTTGCTAATCTAGTTGAAGCTCTTGAAAGAATTGGTATCCCAAGAGAATACTCAAAGAAGAAATATCTATCTCAAATTGATTGGGATGAAGTTAAGAAATTTGAGATTAGTCAGAAGATTGAAAAGACTCTTGACCCTGCACAACAAGACCAACCTGGATTATTTGGTGGGAGTTATGGTGGTATGGGTGGAGGTGGAATGGGTGGTGCTGGAGGCGGAATGCCACCAGGAGGAGAAGGCGGTTTTGGAGGCGGTGTATAATGGCTAAAAAAATACTGAAAGAAGATATATTAGATGGATCTTCTGCTGGGTTTACTACTCAGAGATATGTTCCACCTAAAGATGATGTTGGGAATATGACTTTTCCACAGTTTACTGATTTTCCTTATATTGAAGACCCAACTGCATTTACAACTCATAGATCTTTAGAAAATACTTTTCTAGAAGCTTGGTTGTCTGAGCAGGTACCCAAAGATCCAAATGCAGATCCTGAAAGTGCACCAGCTCCAACAGAAGATGTAGGAGCTGAACCTGGAGCTGAACCTGAAAATGCATTAGGAGATGCAGGTCAATTTGGACCTGGTGGAGACCCAGCAATGGGAGGTATGGATCAAGGAATGGGTATGATGCCTGGTCAGCCTCCACCATTAACAACACCAACTGAAATTGGTAGAGTTTATGAGTTGAAGAAAATTTATTCTAGATTAACTGCTATTGAAGCATTTCTTTCTAGATCTGTTGATCAAACTATGCTTTCATTAAGAAAGTATGTAGCACAAGCTATTGATTTATTTGAAGTAGTAATAACAAATCTACCTCAATACAAAGATAAATTAGATGAGATTATTATTACTTTTTACAAGTTTTTAGATTATATTTATGGAAGCATGAGAAAATACTTTTCGGAGGAGTAAAGATGACTGGCCCAAATTTAATTATTGAGAGTCAAATTTTTTCTGAAGCAGAAGTTGTAAAATCAAATTCTGGAAGGGCAGTTTTTCGTTGCCCAATTCAAACTTCAGATGAAATAAACCAAAATCACAGAATGTATCCTAAAACTGTCTTGGGTGAAGGCATGGAAAATTGCAGACCAAGAATGGAAAGATTAGCATTCTTTTCAGAATTAGATCATCCTCTGCCAACTGGAAATGATTCAATTGATGGTATTAGACAAACAACTGTAGCTCTTGAAAAAGTATCACATATAATTAGAGACTATGAATTTAGAAATAATGTTCTTTATGCAGAAATGCAAACTACCAGTACTCCTTGTGGTGGAATTCTTTTTGGTTTATTAAAAGATAAAGCTGGAGTTGGTTTTAGTATGCGTGGCCTTGCTGAACTTGATAGAAGACAGGATCACAGTATTGTTCGCTCACCTTTAACAATTATAGCATTTGATGCTGTATCTTTGCCTTCACATAGATCAGCTGTAGTTGATTTCAATGAAATGAGATTTGAACATCGTCTCCTAACTGAAAATCAGAATAGTAAAATGATTTGTCATGATGGTCGTTGTTTTATGCCAGATTATTTTGATAAATTAGTTGAGACAAAAGTTATTAGATTTTTAGGGAAATGGGTATAGGAGGATTAAGATTATGAATATTACTATAGATACATATCTTTTATCCATTACAGATGAAAATTTTCTAGTTGAAGGAGTTACCCCAGCAGCTTTAAAAGATATTCTAACAAATATAAAAAGTATGAAACCTGAAAATGTTAAAACATTTTTACAAAATTATAGTGGTAGAATAAAGAAAATTCCAGAAGATAAAATGGAAGAGTCTGTTAATAATTTAGCAAAAGATAATAATATTGAAAAAGATAATGTGACAACATCTAGAGTAATGTTAAAAAGAGCTTTAGGAAGTATTCTTGTAGGAGTTCCAGCTACACTAATTTTACCTATTAGTGTAGCTTGTCTTATTGCATGTATTATAAGAACAATGAAAAATAAAGAGTCTATCATTGATAACACAACAGCAATAATTAAAGAAATAAAAACAGGAATACAAACAACTAGAAAAACTAACATCACACAAATGGAAAAAGCGGTTATTACAGCAGGGCAGACAACTGACTATTTGTGGAGTGCTCTTTCAGATAAGCCACTTGTAATTATAAAAAATTTGATAGCATTTATTGGCCTTTATATTGCATCTATATACTATTTTTGGAAAGGAATTGTTTTTGCAGGTGAGGGTATTAAAAAGTAAGGAAGGAGTAATATGAAAGTAATTCTTGAAAATGAGAATATATTTAAAAAAGAAAATTGGAGAAGTGTTTTCGATAGAATCTTTGCAGTATGTAAAAAAGATCCTATATTTAAAGTTAATGAAAGAACTGAACCAATTAATACTGAAATAAAAGAACTTGAAGAAAAGTTAGAAAAAAATAAGAATATAATTATAAATGCAGATAAGTATAGAAAAGAAATGGAACGAAAAGTTAAATTATTAGATGAACAAAACTATGAACTTAAATCTTCTGTACTAGAAAAACTAGGAAGTGAAATATGATAGTTCATGAAACTACAATACCAGATGTAAATGATAAAAGTATTGATCAAACAAAAGTTATATTAGCTCAAAATATTATTAGTAATATATCCCCACTATTAGATGAAGAATATGCAAACAAAATAAATTATAAAAAGAAGTTAAAAGATGATTTTAAACTTTCAAAAAGAACAATTACTGCTGAAAAAGAACAAATTGAGACATTAATTAAGGACTATAATCGAAAGAAAAAGGTATCAAAAATTTTAGATAGAATCTCAAAGTTAGTTGAATCTGGTTTAATAAATGACAGTCAATTAAGACATGAAACAGTTATTCTATTGAAAATATTAGATAAATTACCAGAAGATAAACTTGATATGCAATTAACAAGAACTATGGATGTATTAAATAAAAGGTTTTCTAAATCTTAACATTTTTTGTATGCTAAAGATCTAGTAGAACATTCATCAATATGGGCTCGTTCATAGTGACATTTTTTACATAGAGCGAGTCCATAATCTGGATCTAAAGAAAAAAATGGTTCTAGTTTTCTTGGTTTAATATGGTGTGCATTCTCAGCGGGTTCCCCACAAATTTCACAAATATAATTTGCTCTACTAAATACTTCTTTTCTCCATGTAATATATTCTTCTTGAGTATACCAACTCTCTTTATTTTCTTTGAAATAAGATCTAGCTAAAATGTCGCTATTAATATTGAAAAGGGAACACTCTTTTTTACATTCTTCTGAACAATAAAAATAAAAAGAATCACTATCAAATTTTTCTATCATTCTTATTCTTAGAGAGAAATAGTGTTTAGAGGGAGTAAACCAACCTCCGTTTTCTTTACTATTTTTACATTTGTTATTTTTACAATGAACTTGAATTTTATAATCACTGCCTTTTTCATATCTCATTTCTTCTAGTTTAGAAAATAGAGGATATTTTTCTTTTATAGTTTCTATGGTGTATCTTCTAGCCTTATGCATTGGTAAATTATGTTTTCCCCTAAAATGATGTGCTCGTTCTAATAATTTCTTGCTGTGGTCTGGTCTTTTCTTTCCAGCATTCCAAGAAGGTTTTCCTTTTGCGTGGTGACCCCGAACCCACTTAGACTTATATGATTTAGTATACTCACCACAACCACATAAGCATAAATTATTTGGTAGTGTTTTATGAAGACCTTCGTTACACTCTTTGTAATATTTTTCTTTTTTCATATTTCGAACTTTTTTAGAATATGTTTCACACTCTTTGTGAAATTTAGAACAACAAACTGATCCAAAAGTAAAGTTTATATATTTTGCTATTTTTCCACAACCATAATCACAAAAGAGAGAGTGCCCTACTAATTGTTTAATAAGTTTATAATCATTAGTTTTTCTGCTTTTTAAACATTTTCCTGGTACTTTATCACAACTCCAAAAACCACCTTTAAAATATACTCCTTTTTTCTCTTGACAATGATCACATAATTCGTTATCATCGTTAGGATAAAAAATTACTCCATTTTCTTCTATTTGACCAGGCTCAGGTTTTTTATCACTACAGAAAAAAATTCTAGAAGGGCATCTGCTAGGTAAATACCCACAGCACCACTTATCCATAGATTTTATATATGTAGTTGCTCTTCTAGAATAGCAAAAATCACATAATTTAATATTTTCATCATTTTCACTAATTTCATTATATTTATATTCTGGATCAGGGATAATTTTATCAAAAATGCCTTCTTTCATTTAATTTCCTTTTATTTTTTTGTTCCAAATTTATAAGAATTAAACTAAATAGTAAGAAACTAACTAATATGTTATAAGTTAGTTTCTTAAAAATAATATTTTATTTAATATACTAGTTCTGTTTTTACTTTAGAACAAAATATAAATTTATGCCGACTGTACACCACATTTGGCAATATTAAACATGTCCTATAAGGAGGAAATATAAAAATGAAGGAACTACTTACAGAAGTCTACAGAACCACTAAGAAAGTTAGTGGTATTGACCCTTCAAAACCAGGCAACTTGAAGGCAGTCCTAGTAGATGATGCTGCTTTTGATGCTTACGTTTCAGGTTTGGCTGAATCAATTGAGAACAAGGCAGATCGTAAAAACTTTGTTCAACTAGCAGAAAACACAAGAATCAACCTATTGGAAAACTCAATGTTTCAAATTAACCCATACGAAACATTGACACTTCCTATTCTACGTGTATTCTATCCAAAGTTGATTGCAAAAGAACTAGTAACTGTTTCACCAATGGATAAACCAGAAACAGTAAAAGCATTCATTAAAGCAACATTTTCACCATCAAACAGCAACACCCCTTATGATGCACCTGTTACTCAAACAGATATTTCAAGAGGTGTAGCATTTGGAACCCCAGTTGCAGCTTCACTACCAGTTCCAAGCACAGGGTATGACGTTCTAGCTACTGCTGGTCTAACAAGTGTTCAAGCACATCTAGAAAGAGATTTCGAGATCACTGGAGTTTCAACAGATGGTACTGCATGGACAGACGTTTCAATTGTTCCTGCTGTTGAAGGTCACTTTTCTTCATCAGTAACAATCGGAATGGCAACAGATGTTATTTCAGGAAAAGTTGATTATCTAAAGGGTTTGGTCGATGTTTCTAGTACAGCTGGTGTTGTTACTTATATTCGTTATCAAGTAACAACTTCACTAGAAGAAAACAGAATCAATCCAAAGGTCACTATCAGTGTAGACAAGATTCGTCTATATGCTAGAGACAGACAAATTTCAGCAAATTGGACCATTAACATGGAGCAAGACATGAGAGCTCTATTTGATGTTTCAATGCAAGCTGAAATTGTTAATATTCTAGGTCAACAAGTTGCTCTAGATATTGACAGAGAACTAATCAATTCATTGATCACAGCTAACACAAGATTGAATGATGTTACTCACCTAGGGTCATTCAATAAGACACCCCCTGTAACATATACTTGGGGAACTAAGTATTGGCATGAAAATATCATCCCAGTATTGAATACCCTATCAGCACAAGTATATGCAGACACCAACATTGAAGCTGCTAACACTGTAGCTTGCAACCCTCTAGATGCAGCTATTCTAGAAGACTTGCAAACATTCAACTACACTGGAACCAGCTCAGTAGACGGTGATCTAGGTTACAGAAGTGCAACAGTTGCAGGTGGCAAGTGGAAGATTTTGACATCTGCCATCGTACCACAAGGCACAATGGTAATCGTGTATAAGCCAGCTGAAGAACTAAAGAGCGTTTATTTCTATGCTCCATACGTCCCAGCTGTCCTTCATCCGTATCCTTTGACCTATACACCAACCTTGACAATTCTTTCTAGATATGCAACAGCTCTAGTAAGAAGCGCAGGTATTGCTGCATTGTCAATTGGTGCATAAGTTATAGTTCATCGACAAAAAAATAACCCTGAGTTTGAGAAATCAGCTCAGGGTTATTTTTCCGCTATATCTCAAAATTTCCAACTGGATATCTCAACCAATCAATTCTGTTATATATCTTATCAATTTCGTCTTCCAATATTAAAGGATATAGTTTTCCTACCATTTCCGAAATAAGTTTTCTTCGTATATCAATTTGAGCGCATAGTTCTTGTTCTTCTTTTAAAAGGAGTACTTGATTTATTGGGAGTAAGCTCATTTCCAAACCCCTTGTCCATTTAAATGTCCGCCCTTCTTGAGTTTATCATATAATTCGCTCATTGGGTGTAAACTACTTACTGGAACACTTAAAGTATCTGGATTATTAGGATATTCTGTGCCTAAATTAGAAAATTCTTTTCCAGTAATCCACCCTGTAAATTCTGCATTATAAGTGTCTGGGTCACCTTTAACAGCTACATAAGCATAATTATCATGTTCATGCCCTTTTAATCTTCGTTTTTTCACATAAACATAATTCCCATTTTTAGAACATTTTACGTCTACTTCAAGATCTCCATGTTTAAAATCATAAGGATTGCGTCTTCCAATACTTTTATCCATTGGAGCTCCAGTAAGAACTTCATAAGCGTATTCTCCGAAAGCTCCTTCAATGTGAGTTTCAAGAGAAGTTTTATTTCCCCAATCATTATCATGAGCTCTTTCTTTTAGATCTTTTTCATTAAATTCATCTCTTAGTTTTCCTATTGAATGAATAACTGGTTTGGTTTTAATATCACAAGGAACTGGTACTGGTGGGGGCAAGTTCTTTGGTTTTAATCCATTCCTGTCAAAACCACATGCTGAACATTCTGAAAATTCTTCATAAGATGGCATCATAAAATTCCTTTCAAAACATTTTCCTTTTGTTCTTAATGAAAATTCAAAGTTCTAAATAAAAAAATTGGCAGACGTGAAACAATCCGGTCTGCCAGCGGAGTTATTTTATTTTAAGTTTAAGAAGGTAGAATCAAGAAACTGCATCTTTAATGAATTGTAACCTGAAATAAGTTGAGAAGGAAGTTGAGAAATATCAACCACAGCAGCACTTGTTAACCAAGGATATAACTTTAAAAAAGCAATTGTTGATTCTTTTAAATCTTCAAAATTATAGTTATATCTTTCGGTTGATTTTTTCATAACAAACCAGAACTGAAGCAGAGAAGTCAATCCTTTATCTTTATGTAAGAATGCAGTATTGTTAGTTGGAGAAGTTTTTCTACCAGAAATTTCAAAAAACCAATCTCCAAATTCATTTATTGCTTCTAATGCTTGACTATATGTTAGTTTGTCAGCAATATCATTTAAACGACGATTAATATCTTGTTCCCATCTTCTTCTATATTCTAGTACAACCCAGTTAAATACTTTTAAAAAACCAGGCATTGTAATTCTATTTGATGCTAGTTTTTTAGGGGTTCCTTTTAGATCAACATAATTTTTAAATAAGCTATTTGTATCTATGGATAATTTATATACTAACTTTGCATATGGGTATCCACACATATAATCTGAATTTATTCTTTCTTTTGGCAATAATGACCCTCCCTCTGGTCTATTTATACCAGCAAAATGATCAGCTGCATGTTTAATATCTTTAAATTCTGCTAAAATAACTGGGACTGTTTTTAAACCTAGAATATAAGCACATAAAGCTCTATGACTTCCATCATGAGAAAACATAATATCTTTGTTTACACTAATCATTATGGGGCGAGAATTATCATACCCATAAGAGTACATTTTTGTACAAATATTATTAAGTCTATGAAATTGTATATCTCTCTGATATTTTGGGACTTCAATACTTAATAACTCTTCAACTGGAAAATTAGGAATATATTCTATAAATTTAAATTGTTTACTAAATGGTTTATCATCCATATTTTCAGCATTAAATTGTTGTTTTAATCTAATAATAGATTGGTTAGTAATATAATTTTTTAACAGAACTTTTTTATTATTCATTTAAAAGCCTTTCCTGTAATGTACCTGTAAATCATACTTGGTGATATATCGTACATCTCTGATAACTCTCTGACGCTATATCCGTTAGCATGTCTTCGTCTTATTTCTTCAACTGTTATACTAGTTACTTTATGAGATTTATTGGACGGTTTTCTATTATGTCTATTCTTTGTTGCATCAATTTGATTTCTTTGCGGTGTATCCAAAATTAAATGATTAGGATTACAACACCAAGGATTTTGACATAAATGTTGAACGTCCAGACCAATATTATCTGTTCGTTTATAAATATACCAAGATAGAATATTAGTTCTTAAAAAATAAAGTACTCCTCCAACTGCAATAGAGAAAATTCTATACCTTCCCTTATCAACACTTCCTCGATAATAGTGACAATCATCTGTGATTGTTCCTATACCAGCAGGGGGAATTCCCATTTGATAATCTATTTCACTCTCAAGTCTTCGCATAATTTCTGCTAATAATTTTAGATTTTTTTGTAATAGTTGAAACGAGATTTTTTCTTTTTTCATATGAAATTTCCTTTCTAATTAAAAAAATTAGCAGACAACTACAAGTCCGGTCTGCCAGCGGAGTAAATGTTATTTTTTCTTAAGACAATAATCTTTGGTAATGAATCCGTTCTTTGGGTCACCACGAAGGAAATCCTGCCACCACCATTTCCCAACCCATTTACCAAACAGTGGTCTTTCCTCTGTATATTCTTTTTCATGCCCCAAAGTTAAATGAACGGGCATTACTGACATTTTTGGTTGGGTGTTTGAATAAACATAAACCTTTCTACTTTTAGGAACCATAACTTTCAATACTTTGTATCTGAATAATTCTCTCCTTTCTTTTGGAATTTTGTTGAATTTTTCTTGTTTGGTTGTGTAGATGTATTGAGTAGAGGCATTCCGGCATCTCAGAAATTTAAGAGCCATTGATATAACAAAGATCCCATTTTTCATAATTTGATGCCATTGTAATGAAAACTTCTGCTCTTCAGCGGCTAGAGTAGCGTGTTTTACCAAGAGAGTAGCTTTTTTAGGGTTCTTTATCAGAGAAATGTCACCCATCTCTTCTATAGTTTTGGCATCAAAGATTTCCTCAGAAGTTTTTTCTAGTAGATATATATGACTCATTGCCAGAGGAAACCACTCTTCCCCTTTTCTCTTGATACAATAAGTTATTTCAAATGCAGAACTACCATTTAATATCGAGTCTATAACAGTTGCAAGTACATCACAGTCATCAAGAAGGCTATAGCTGAATGAACATATCGGGTATGGAAGTTTGAATCCTTGTTTGTAAAATGGAGATTCATTTTCATCCAGCATTTTCTTGATGTTAGAAGACCAAGTAGAATAGTTCCCAAGATAGAAATTTGTTGAATTTAGGATACGCTCTCTCATGCCTTTGAAAAAAGTTAACCTATCTTCATTCTCTTTTTTGGCATTTAAAAAATCCTGTATTGTTGGGAACTCAAAATTTCCAATGTCGTTTATGGATTTTTGACAGTGACCAATAAATTCGTCGCAACACTTTAATCCTTGATTAAGAAACATAAATATCCTCCTAACGTTGAGTTAAAATAATTGGTTGATGTTCAATCATTAATATATATAGAATTCCTACGAAAAAAAATAGCAGACAATGACCGGTCTGCCAGCGGATAAGTATTCTACATCTCTACATAGTAAACCCTTTCAGCCGAGATAGGGCAATCACCCCATTTCGGATGAATAACTCTTTTGTTGGTCATGACCAAATTGGAGTAAAGCA